ATGTACTCCATGAAGTTCTTCAATGTGTCTTGATCTTCAGGGGTAATGTCTACCTTGTCACCTGCGTTAAGCTTCATGATAGCATAGTCGTTACCGTTAGGCATCTTAGCTTCATCTGCAGCCAGGTTGAACGTGTACTGAATAGGCAAGATGTTCTTGCGTGTCAGTGACATTAGCGCATTGTCTAGTGACTTAGTGCTTGATGGTGGAACCTCATACACAAACGGTACTGGATCAGTGATAGCACCTACAGGATTACCTGCTTCGTCAATGCAATCATTAGCAGTTAGCATACCAAAGAGAATCTTCTTACGCTTGATGCTACGGATCAGGTTCTTTGTCTTCTCAGGCACAGCATCCCAATCTTCGATGTAACCAGATGGTCTACCTAAGTTGAAGCCGCCCATGTTATCCTTCAGGTCACCCTTTAGGTCTGTACTCATGACAGTCTTCATCATCTTCTCTTCAGCAGAATCCCACTTGCTCCACTGTTGGCGCACAGCAAAGATACGGATGCTAGGGTTGACGCTGTAGACTACATTGTCTTCGCCTTGCGTGATCTTGTATGACCCTGCAGGTACTACCTCAGTCTTGACTGTCTTGCCATTGACTTCGATGTTACCCATGATGCCATTGTGGATCAGGTTAACCCGTGGTAGTGACACACTCTTTGTCTCACCGCCTGATGATGTTACACCAATGGCTTCAGCCAATGACATACCAAGATCGTTTTGGATTGCTAGTTCTGTACTCATACTTACTTCCTTTTCGTAAAGTTAAAAGATGCTTAGTTATACTCTAAACGTCAGCCATGTCAAGCCAATTATCACCTAGTTTTGCTTCTAATAATAGAGGCACATTCATGGTAACACCGTAAGCCTTTTCAACTAAAGAGTTTAGGTCTTCGTTCATATCCGTAATAGTTTGTATTACTACTTCAGTCTCGTCTGGATGTACATCTATTACTACTGAATCGTGTACAGAATTAACTAAACATGACTGCATGTCCATCAGTCTACGCTCTATCTCACACAGCACAACAGGTACAACATCACCTGTAGCAAACCCTTGCACAGGATAGTTTTTGATCATCGTGAAGTGTGTCACGCTACCGTTGCTACGTCTTGTCACATCAGGGAAAGCATACTGTCTCCCGCTGACGTTAGTGATCTTCATGAACCGCATAGCTTCATCGGCTAACTTCTTGTGCCACGCTGCTACACCTTCGTACTTCTGTGTGAAGTGTTCATAGTACGCTGCGACAGCTTTTGATCTTCCATAACCAGTAGCGCCAAAGAGGGGTGCGAATGTGTGTGCCTTAGCTTCTTGGCGTGTCGTAGGTTCACCTGCATCAGTGATAACTTTCGCTGTGTAACTGTGTACGTCAAACCCTGTTGCGATCTCTTCCATTGCAACTTCATCCTGCGCAAGGAACGCTGCCGTGCGAAACTCAAGCTGTGCAAAGTCGGCCTCCATAATCTTACCGTTTTTCCATCGTGATACAAACACACGCTTCACGGGGAAGGTTCCTCCTCTTGGCATGTTTTGCATGTTGGGATTTCGTCCAGAAAATCTACCTGTACTGGTGATGTGCTGAGTGAGTCCCACGTGTAGCATCCCTGTGGTTGGCTTTCTATAAATGTCGATACCATCAACAAAACTGCTAAGGTAGCTAGAAATAGCAGATAGCCTTTTAACATCAGTAAGAAAGTCCACAGCGTGATCCATCCCGTTGTTCTTAGCAGTCGCAATGAGCGTGTCCAGGTTGTCTTTACTTGTACTGAATCCATTAGCGGATACCCACTTCTTACTTGGTGCGGCAAAGCATAGGCCAGCCATCTTGTTGATCTTCTTTAGTTGATAACCACGTGCATCACAATCCTTGCACTTGTTAGGTTTAGCGTAGCGTGTACCATCCTTCTTTACTTTGTACGTTTTGCCTTCCCCATTGCATGTCGGGCAGGTGAAAGCCTTGGTACGGAGTATCGGAGTCGAGTTAGCTTTAACCGCCGCTTTAAACTCCTCTTGTGTTTCCACATAGTCGAAGAGCGCTGCCCATTCTTTTTTGTTATTGATCGCAACTGAGAATACAACTTGGGACATTTGCTCTGGAGAGTTGAGATTGATAGGTGTATCTCCCATGAGTTCCCTGACTTGTTGCTGAAGACGTTCTTCGATCTGTGCTTTCTCATTCTGAAACTCCTTACGTACTACCTCAAGGGCGCTGTCATCCACACAGAATCCTGACATGTACATTCTTGTGAGGGTTTTGCAGGTTGCGAAGGTGACTTCTCTAACTGGATGAAGGGAAGCGGATTCTGGTTGGGCGTAGTCGTGTTCTTGAGCGAGGAACAGCTCACGAGTTGTGAGCAGATCATGCCTAAGATAAAAGCTAAGCTCTTTGAGAGGTATTTCATTTGTGTTGTATCCTTCCTTAAAGTAACGCTTAAGCGTATCATCCTTCTGGAAGTCTAGCTGTCTGCGTTCAGCACATGCCTCTAAGCCTACAGGTATCTTCTGTCCACGCATAAGCAGGTACTCTGCCAGCATCGTGTCATAGATAGGACCGTCATACTTATATCCACATTCCCATAGCCACATGAGATCGTGTTGTGCATTGTGCATGATCAACAGGGTTGTCATATCCAAGATAGACTGCAGGGTCTTTCTACCTGCACCACTGTTATCTTTGTACTCCACGTGGTCAAGCGTAATGATGTTCTCGTTCTTCCAGTTATCTACATCAAGCACACCTACCTGTGTAAGCGTGTTGCCTGGCTCAAACGGGTCCATGATAGTCTTGCCATCACGTTTCGTTGTTGTGTTCTCTACGTCCAGTACATTTCTCATACTGCTCTCCTTATTAAATAAACACAGAGGATACAGGGCAAAGCACAATGTTCCAAGATTGGGTTAAAAGTTTGTACCCTCTGTGTCTAACTCTACGCAAGGTATTGACTACGTTCACCGTCTAGTTCGCAATGAACTACACCATGCCATCCACCCTTGAGTTTATTCTTAGCGATGTTGAGGTGACGTTGATTACTCTCTTCATCATCTTGTCCCTCAACAGGTTTGTTCTTACTGATCAGTACCATTAGGTCAGCCTCTGCTGCCTTGCCTGTCTTCGATCCTTCTAGCATTGACTGATCCACACGTACCATACCTTCAGCTACAGCAGATAGCTGTGACATCCATATGATAGCGCAACCGTATTGCTTAGCAATGTTACGTGCATGGATAGCTGCTTCCTTGAGATACACATCGGACTTGTCGCTTGTCTTGTTAGCAAACTTATCACCCATGTCTAGCACTACAATATCAGGCTCGTATGCTTTGACTACTGCCTCTACCCATGACATGTCTTTACCTGTACTGTCCTTCACGAAGATGTTCTTACGTACAGGATCATAACGCATAGCAGCCACAGCCATGTTAGCTTTGACTTCTTCCATGCTCATACTTGTAGCAGCACTAAGGTATCGTGCACCTACACGCTCATAGCTTTCCTCGTTACACAACACCATACACTTAGCGCCTTGGTGTGCGAAGCCATCAGGTGATGCAATGATGCTAGCGTGAAAGCTAGTCTTACCAGTGTTAGGACGTGCACCTACAACAACTAGGTGACCACCACTGATACCCTCAACCTTACGGCGTAGGGATGGTATGTTAAACTTCCATTGTGACTGAATGTCGTTAGCTTCTAGTAGTGTCTGCATGTCCATGTCATCCCATTCTATCTTGAGGTTGGGCATGAAGTCATCTTGGTAGTCACGCAGTAGGTTACGCAATGGTTCTAAACTATTCTTGCTACCGTTTACGTAGTCAAAGCCAAGGTTAGCAATCTCTTCACCGACTACTTGTTGGAACAGCTTGGACAGTACATCATCAGCGATCTCTTTGTTAAGCGGATTCTCTTTAGCAATCTTGTGGAACAGATCACGATATGCTTCTTTGTTAGCTGTAGTCATGCTGTTGTTGCCAGCATAGAAGAGAGCCTCTAGTTCAGATGGGCTAAGAGTTTTCTCATACGTATTCATAGCATAGTCTAGAG